ATCCTCATGTCAGAAGTCACACTACTGTTCATGAAGCAGCCGCTTCCGCACAACCTCCCACTCCGACACGGAGTCAATATCAGAAGGTGAGCGATGAGTGGCTGCGGTTCTTGCACTACTACTCCCTACCGGCCGTATAGGGGGCTGTGCCTGACTACTGACCTGAGCAGACGCCGAGCCGTTGGGTGCAGCGTCTAGCCCTACTTCAATCCGACCGAGTTCGCGCATGGCGAGCATCGGGTGCAGCGCAGAAATGCGCCGAAAGTCATCTTCATGAGATGACAAGTAGGCCATCAAGCTATGCGGATTCTCGCTATCCATCAGTAAATCCGCGATGGCCGTCGCGCCCGTGGGAGTCTCCCCTTCTTGGAGAGACATCGCGGGACGCAAATTCAAAATCTCAGGTTGAATCTTCGCTAAAAACTCTGGGTCATCCGTGCCGCCCTCGTTCATTTTCTTGGCAAAGGCAGCGGCGCGATCCTGATACTGGTTGGTCCGTGCCTCCTGCTGCTGTTGCTGCTGCGCGGATTGGATGGCGACTGAGAGTTCCTGTCGAGCCGCCCATCGGGCTTTGGCCGTCACGAACTCCCCGTAGTCAGTGTAGTCGGCTTCGGTGGGCTCGACGTCAGTCACGGTCGACGATGTCGATGGCACCGTATTCGTTGCCTGTGCCTTCTTTTCTTGTGTGTGTGACGCCGAGCCCGATGGCTGATCGGCTGACGGGGCTGGTTGAAGGGACTCGATCTGTTGCCGCAACTGAGCGACTTCTTTTCGAGCCTCTTCCCGCTCCCACACGATCTTATCGATCCGAGCTTTGGCTTTCTTGACCTTGGGACTTCGCTGTTTCGGTTGAGACTCCCGTGTCTCCTTCTCGACATCAGCGTCGTCGGTCGGTGACTTAGACGCGGACACCTCTGACTCAGATCCCTCCTCCACTTCAGAGGGCATCGGCTCACGCTCAAACGGCAGCCGATCCTCTGTATCCAGCGACTCAGCTGAATCTGTCACCAACGCCTCTCGCACTTTCTCGTAGTCAGAGACCGTCGAGATGTTATGGGCGGCTTCCGCCGCGTCCTGTGCGGTTTCGTTGACTAAGGGGGTCTCGTTCATAAGGTTTCTCTCCTACCAGGGGCGTGTCACGGTAATGGTTGTATCGAGTTCAATCTGATCTTTTGCTTTCAGTCCCCCGCGATCAAGGAGATCCTTCGCCGCACCTAGCACGACCGACTCTGAGTCCGCTCGAAGCAGTCGTTCAAGGGCATTGACAGCCTTATCTGAGAGTCCACGCACGCGAAGTTCCGCCAACTCCATCATTACCTTCGCTTTATCTAACGACGCTGGCGTTTTCCCGCCGTGCATCATGCAGGTGCGCTGACCCTTCATGGCCCACCGTCGACAAAGATTTCCACTCCGATTGTGCGCCGTACAGAGCCTAGAATGACGGACGGGACCGGGAAGAACGGTCTCAGTGGTCATCTTTGTCGAGAGCTGATCCATCTATCGTTCTCCGGCACGTGGGCTACTGGGATGCCATCTGCGCCCTCTCACGTCTTCATCCCAATCTCGATCCCAGAGTCGATCATAGTGCTCACGCTTGGTCTCGTCCGCATACCCCGATGGGCCATACCGATCTCCTCTATTCATCTCTGGCCCACGCGATCGCACTGGATTCTCGCCACGACGACGTCTACGATCCTGAACAGATCGGGTGACTGACTGGTAGACGTTACGTGGCGAGTCCTGGTCGAGTCTCTCGACAGGGAGTCCAACCTGCGCCGAATACGCTTGTGCAGCTCTCATCCCTTCGGGACTATACGGGAATCTCTTGTTTCCGACTCGTGGCATCACAGATATCCTTTCGTCGTGACGTGCCCTCAGTATGCTGACTTTATCCGTCTAAGGGAAGATCAACATCAATCTCTACGTTAGGAGTCTTCTGAGTGGCGCGATCTTTTTCGACATCGATCTCTGCACTAATGACATCGCGCGTCACTTCGCCTTTGACTTTGATCGCCTCCAGTTCTTGTGCCTGGGAGGCTTTCATTGCCTGTGCATGTTCCCCGGACAAGATATGCTGGGTCGACATTTCTCTGGCGTGACGCTGCTTCATCGCAAGCTCGGTTTGTTCCTGGACGCCCTTTTCTGTGGTGACGAGCCCCTTGGTCATGGCCCGAAGTTTCTCTACTTGAATCGTTGTCGCGTCCTTCATCGACTGCAAATGCACGTCAAGATCGGCTTTTCCTTGTGCCAGGGCGGCCTGCGCGGCCCATTTCGCTTGATCGGTCTTGATATAGTCGGACGCCTTCGCTAACTCAGCCTGAAGCTGCTGTCCTTGCTCCTGAAGTTGCTGAAGCTGTGCGGTGAGCGCGGCCACATTATCTCCCTCGTCCTCATCGAGCCAGGGCATCATATGCTGGCGCTCTTTTTTCAACAGCTCAGAAATTTCTTGTGACCCAGGGAAATCTCGGTAGCGGAAATACAACGGGCCAATAAGGGGTAACAGGGCTGGATTCCCTTGAAGAATCTGCCCAATTTCGGCTGCGCCCTCATCTAAGCGCGTTTGGAACGAGCGACCCACACTCACGGAGACGCCATAAACGCCCGTCGTTAAATCAAAGAATTTCCGCTTGGGCGGCGACAGGATCATCGGTGCGGCACCGTTGCCTCCAGGGAATGGCATCCCTGGCGGGACTGGTCCTGCACCGGGCGGCATTCCCATCGGTGGAAGTCCTCCCATCGGTGGCATTCCCGGCGGTGATGGTGCGCCGACCGGCGGCAGACCTGGAACGAGACCGCCTGGAGGCGGAGGACCACCCGGCATCTGAGGAATCCCTCCCACTGGAATCGGACGTGGACGCCCCGACTCTGGGTCCATGAAAAATGGCAAATTCACAATCGCGGCGGACTGATCCTCTTCTCCCTTGACGATCTGTACCACACGTCCGGGCCGATCATAGACCGCCGGAATCAGATCGAGAATCACCTTAGCTTCATACGTCATTGAGATGGCAGCGAGATTATCGAGATACTGGCTCGTTCCCGCATCTGTCTGCTGTTGGAGCGCCATCACCGCGCGGCCACTCCGATCGGACCCGCCACGTCCGAGACTCGGGTCAAAGGTCGAGGTGGTTGCTTGAATATACTGATCCGCTTGCTGGAGCAATTGCATCGAGACACTGAGTCGACTGCCGTCAATGGGCACTCGCGTAGGGAGTGGAGCCGGAGCCCCAGCAATCGTGACTGGCTTGACTTTCAATGTGGGGAAATTCCGCGTATTCGACTGCTTCCACATCACTTCAAAGCCTTCGTCCTGTCCCTCATACATCAACCACGGCGCACGCGGCTCCAGTGCCCCGATTTCGACCGCATTGCTCGCAGCGTAGTTATAGAGGCGCTGTCCGTCCTTCGCGGGGCCAATCATGCCGACAAAATAGCGATCGTCATTAAAGGGCTGGAGTTCACGCCCAATCACGGGAATAATCGGGATATATTTCCCATTCCATGTTTGGGGTTCGGTCACTTCCTCGACGCCATTGATGACTGACCAGGTCACAGTGGGAACGTCAACAGTCCGTTCGCGTCCCCCCTCACGCACGACGGCTCCCTCGGGGAGATCGCTGAGGAGGCTATAACCTCCGCCTTCCAACTCGACCCATGTTTCTTTCCTATAGGTCTTTCGGAAGTATTCAGCGACGAGGACGTGATTGTTATTCTCTCCCTCTAAGCGGACCCAGTCAGGAATCGTCACTTTGAGGTCTGTGAGTGCGTCTTCGTTGTAGTCCGCCATCGACGACGCATGGTATTCCCGTTTATAGCGGTCAAACGGCATCCAGGTACACGAAAATGCAAATTCCCCATCGCTCCAGTCTGGCATCTGAGCAGAGGGGTCCAAATAGACATTATCTTGGTAAAGAAGGCGTTCGATCACGATTTTCTGGTCAAACGGCTCGTCGCTTTCGCTGTCATAGACCGTATTGACCCGATAAAATCCCATGCCAGCCTTCACCGCCCGGTCAAACGCCCATCCTCTCGCAATATCTGCTCGACTATTACGTTCAATCGAGCGATAGAGCCCTTGAATCATCGCGGCTGTCTCGACATCCGCTTCTGGGCTCACGGGATGAATTTGGATGCCCAGACGAGCCCGTTGCTGCTGATTGACAATGAGCTGAATCGGCTGATCGAGCTTGGAGATGCTTAATTTTGGTCGGGCGGGGGTACTAATGCCGTCTGCACTCGACGAATCCCGCATTTTACTCGCTGCATCGGGCCACTGATTTTCTGGGATTTGAAATTCTAAGTCATCGATCTCACGCTTCCGCTGATTCGCATAGGCCTCTTGACTGAGTTTGAACCGCTCAAGAGCTTCGTTGAATGTGGTCGTGTCACTCATACCCAACTCCAACTTGCGGGAACGGCCAAGGTATCAATCGTGAAGGGATCACGTTTCGGTGCCGAAGGCGGATGCTGTCGCACCGCTAATCCTCTGAACGCATCGGCCGCATGAGAACTCCAGTCATGAACCGGTGTTGCGCGAAACTCACCCAATCGAGAATTGTAGTCTCGGCGATAATGCTGCAAGGCTTCGATCAAGGGTCGCGTCTTCACCTCGTCAAACCAACAACTCGACCACAAGAGACGGGCAGCGTGAATCCCATCCTCCACCTCGCTCGATCCACCGGTCACCCGTGGTGTAACCTCAAATTTTAACCCAAAGCCAGCGGCGACTTCCAACCGGCTTTTTCCGGTCCCCAGCTCCCGCACCGCGATATCATGCGGGGCCCAGTGCTTCCCGTACACATACGGACGGGTGGAGAGCACATTGGCATAATACTGCAATCCTTCACCACTCGCTTCCACAAAGTCAATGAGGCGGACTTCGCCAGACCGAAACGACTGGCTAAAGATAATCGCCGTCGCATCGCCCATCCCCAAATCCCAGTCCGTATCGACGGGCAGTGACGAGTCATACGGCACCGGACAAATCCGCCCATCCTTTCGAGCGGTCTCCAGTTGGTCGGCGTAAATCGCCCCTTTGACAGCTGCTTCGAATGAACACTCAAACTCACACTTGTATTCATCCGGTGTCATCACATTCTTTGCTGCTTCGAGTTCTGGCGACTCAATGAGGCCCGTCGCTGAGACCGGAAAGGTGAGAAGCGTCCAGTCGGGGTCTATTTCTGCGGTTTGCACGGCCTCGTAGAACTGATTCTTCCCATTGGGCGTCCCGAGGAAGAGCGCCCAGCCCTTCCGGTCGGTCATTCTCCTCTATTCTC